CAAGAGCACTGGTTCGGCGATCACCCGATGCCGACGCGGTCACCCTACAAGGTGTTTCGGGACCAGTTCCCCTCGCTGGTGAAGCCCTTGCGTGACGCGGGCGTCACGGTCATCAACTGCAGTCGCGCAACGGCGCTCACGGTATTCCCCACGAGGGATCTTGAGACGGCGTTGCAACAGAGCCGTGAGGTCGCCGCGTGACGAACTATCCGTCGGTGTTGTCTGAAGTCGAAACCATGGATCTTGTCGTCGCCGGACGGTCGGTGGCGAGGTACGGCGACGGCGAGTTCAAGATGGCCCTCGGGTCGTCGATCAAGTCGCAGGAGCGGCACCCGGCGCTCGCACTTCGACTGCGTCAGATCTTGCAGCAGTCGGGTCAGTGCCTCGTCGGCATTCCGAACATCCATTCGGCCACGCCGAAGTCCGTGTTCTGGCGCAAGTTCCTGAATCACTCGAGCCTGCTGGCGGACCGGCCCTACGTCAGTGCCTTCATCACGCGCCCAGACTCCGCGCCCTGGATCGACACCGAGGCCTACTGGGCGAAAGTGCAGTCGCTCTGGCTGGGGCGAGAGGTCACGTTGGTCCGCGGCAGTTCCAAGTCGCTCACCGCAGACGTGCTGAATGAAGCCGGCGCAGGCCACGTCACAGAGGTGGTCGCGGCGCGTCAGCACGCATGGGTCGAGTACGACGAACTCCTTGAGCGCATCGGTCGGCCCGAGCGGGCGCTGCTCTGCCTGGGGCCCACGGCGACGGTCATGGCCGTCGACCTGTGCGCGCGCGGGGTGCACGCGATCGACCTCGGCCACATTGGCATGTTCTGGAAGAAGCACACCCGCGGCGAGCAGATGTGGGTCTCCGACGAGGACAAGGTCGCGGTCGTATGAGCGCCCCGACCGCGGTGCCCTGGACGATCCCGCCGACCTGGCACGTCCCGAAGGACTGGCCCGGCGAACGGTGCTACATCCTCTGCGGGGGAGAGAGCCTGCGCGCCCAGCGTCACCTCGTGCCGACCCTGCCAGGGCGCGTGATCGCGGTGAAGGAAGGCGTGCTGCTTCGGCCGAACGCCGATGTGCTCTTCCTATCTGGCGAGAAGACGGATGTCATCGCGCGGCCGCTCATCCCGAAGTTCACGGGCACGCACTTGGTCGTCCGGGGGAAGTCGCTGCCCACGCTGCCGGCACACACGCGCCGCGTCACGCGGTCGAAGGACCACGAGAGGCTGTGCGACCTGACCGACCACGTGTGCGGCTATGACAGCGGCACGAGCGCCATCAATCTCGCCTTCCATTTCGGCTGCACGGAGATCATCCTCCTGGGCTACGACATGTGCGGCGGCCGGTGGTTCAACGGCGAGCACCCGCACCCGATGCCGATGATTCCGAAGGAACACTTCGTGCGCCACATGGGCCCACTGAAGGGTCTCGCTGAGGATTGCAAGCGCCGCGGCCTGCGCGTGGTGAACGTCTCGCCCATCTCCGCGGTGCCCTGGTTCGAGAAGGGTCGCCTCGAGGACTTCCTATGACACCCATTCGTCTGTTCGTCGGCGCCGACGCCACCAACGCGGACCTCGAGAGCCAGGCCGTGCTGGAGTGGTCCGTGCGCAAGCACGCCTCGCAGCCGGTCGAGATCACCTGGATGCGGCAGTCGGCCAAAGGCCCCTGGGGCCGGTGGCGCACCGACTCCGGCCGGACGCCGTTCTCGCACTTCCGGTGGGGCATTCCTGGCGCGTGCCAATTCGACGGACGGGCCATCTACTGCGACTCGGACTTCATCTTCATGGCCGACATCGCCGAACTCTGGGCGCAGGACATCCCGAACGTCATCGCCATGAAGCGTACCGACGGGAAACTCAAGACGTGCTGCATGATGTTCGACTGCGCCAAGGCGAAGGGCCACGTGCCCGACCTCGACACGCTGAAAACGTGGCCTAACGTCAACGACTCCATGCTGGTTTACTTCCGCGAGCACCGCGAGTTGCTGTCGGCCTTCGAGGGCAACTGGAACTGCGTCGACGTCGAAAGCTACGACGACGTGTTCAACCCAGCCATCAAGGCGATCCACTACAGCCGGATCGAGACCCAACCACAGCTGCGTCATGCCCTCCCGCGTCTCAAGGCCGAGGGCCGGTCGCACTGGTACACGGGCGAGGTGCGGACGCACTGGCGTCAAGATCTGCTCGACCTGTTCGACGCGCTGCTCCTCGAAGCGACGGCCAACGGCTACGGCATCGATCGGTATCGCATCACGCCGTTCGAAGGCGCGACTCGTCGGAACTTCGCCTACTCGAGCCACCGAGGAGCCAAGGCGTGACTCCGTCGGACGCGTTCTGGGCTCGGATCCTCTCCAGTGTCACCGCGCAGGACATCGAGACCTTGCGCCGGCAAGGAGAGGTCGCGGAGACGCGCCGGTCGTCGGCCACCTACGATACGGGCACCGTGTCGCTCGCCGCATCCGTGCTCCTGTTCGCCCTGACGCGCCAGGTGCGGCCGCGCACGGCGATCGAGATCGGCACGTTCATCGGCACGTCGGCCGAAGCGATCCAGTCGGACCGTCTCTACACGTGCGACAAGGACAACGACTGCGTGCCCGGCAGCGATCGCCTCCGCGTGTTCCCGAAGACGGGCAGCACGTTCATGTTCAAGCGCCTGGTCGTGGCCAGAGTACGCGCCGAGTTCTTCTTCTTCGACGGCCGAATCAAGGACGAGGATCTGACACTCATCGAGCGTCTCTCGACGCCGTCGACGGTCTACGCGTTCGACGACTACAACTGGAATCGTAAAGGGGTGGGCGAAAAGGGCGTGATCAACGTCGAGAAGTTGCAGCCGCGGCTACCAGCCGCCTACGAACTCTACACGCCGCCGGCGACCGTCTGCGGCCTGCCTGACCAGACGACGATTGCCGTCCTCGCGCGTCCTGGGATCGTCCCGTGAACGTCGGCTTCTATCATGACGGCCCGGCCTCGCCTCACGCCGAGGCGATGGTGCGGTCGGTGCGCCGGGTCATGCCCCAGGTGCCCGTGCACCAGTTCTCGCCGGCCGGCACGGCCACGATGGCGGGCGTCGAGCGCCATGTCACCCCAGAGGATCCGCGCATCGCCTACGCGGTCCTGGCGGCCTACGCCAGCGTGGTGGGCGAATGGCTGTTCCTCGACACGGACGTGCTCGTGCAGCAGGATGTCCAGAAGGTGTTCGTGATGGCGTTCGACATCGCCGTCGCGGAACGCCGCGGCACGTTCAAGGCGGGGGAAGAGGGCAACGGCTTCATGACGCGGATGCCCTGGAACAAAGGGGTGGTCTTCTCCCGGTCCCAGGCGTTCTGGCAGGCGGCGCTGGCCCAGATCCTCACCTACAAGCCCAAGTCGCAGCGGTGGATGGGCGACCAGCAAGCAATGTGCGACGTCATCAAGTCCGGCGCCTTCGAGGTCATCACCATCTCGCGCACCTTCAACTACCCGCCCATGGACGCGTCGGACGGCACCGAGCGCGCGATCCTGCACTTCAAGGGTCCGCGGAAACCCTGGATGCTCACGAGGCGATCATGACGATCGACGACCTTATCACGCCAGAGTACCGAGAGGAACAGGCGCGCCTGCACGCGCAGCCAAATGGCTACGGGGGCAAGGGCCGGAAGTGGGCACCCACCGTCGCCGAGATCGCCAAGGTCCATGGGTGCCGATCGGTGCTCGACTACGGCTGCGGGCAGGGCTCGCTCGCCCTCGCGCTGCGGGCGGCCGGCTGGAGCGACGTGCGCGAGTACGACCCGGCCGTGCCAGGGAAGGACGCCCTGCCGGCGGCCGCAGACCTCGTGGTCTGCACGGACGTGCTCGAGCACATCGAGCCGGTCCATATGTGGTCGGTGCTGCAGCATGTGCGCGCGCTGTCGACCAAGGCGTGCTTCGTCGTGATCTCGCTCGTCGAGACGGCCAAGCGCCTGTCCGACGGTCGGCAGGCGCACATCTCGTTGCATTCGAGAGATCACTGGGTGGGCGTGATGGGCGCCCACGGCTTCGTCGTTGCCAGCGAGGTGCCGGTGAAGCCAGAGAAGCAGTGGTGCGCGGTGCTCGTGCCACGGGGGAGCGCATGAACCTCACGGTCGTCTGTCTCTGGGTGCAGGGCCCCTATCCCTATACAGCCGACTACGTGCGCCGGCTCTCGCGCATGGTGCACCGCAACCTGAAGCGGCCGTTTCGCTTCGTCTGCATGACCGACAAGCCCTGGGAACTCGAGGACATCGAGACGATCCCGATCCAGGGCCTGGCGGGCATCGTGCCACGGAACGGCGAAGGCTTCTGGACGAAGGTGCGCCTGTTCGATCACAAGCACGGCCTGACCCACGGGCGCATTCTCTATCTCGACCTGGACACACTGGTCGTCAGCGCCTTGGATCCGATCGTGGACTTCCCGGCACCCTTCGCGCTAACGACCGACGCACTGGTCGAGGAGCGGGCGCACCTGAACACGGACCGCTTCGGGCGGGCCCTGGTGCGGAGGTTCAACTCCAGTGTCATGGTCTGGAACGGCGGCACGCAGTTGGGCCTCTACGATCGGTGGACGCCCGAGGACGCGCTGCGGCTCAGCACCGACCAGGACTGGATCGCGGAACAGGCACCGGAAGCGAAGGGGATGCCGCTCGCGTGGTTCCCGCGCATCTCGCAACTGGTGAAGGATCCGCAGTTCGCCGAGACCGGTGCGCCGTTCCCGCCCGAGGCGACAGTGGTGCTCACGAAGAAGCCGAAGAATCACATCTGTGTCGAGCGGTGGCCCTGGTTTGAGCCGCTCTGGGGAGCCCCATGCGCCCGCTGACTTTCATCTGCGCCTTCTACGAGAACCCCGGGATGCTGCGTGAGCAGCAGCGGTGCTGGCGATCCTACCCTGACGACATGAAGGCGCACTTCGACGCCATCGTCGTCGATGACTGCTCGCCGACGCGTCCGGCCCTGCCGGCAGTCGAGGAGACGGGCATTCACTCGTTCAGGCTCTTTCGCACCGGCGTCGACGTCCGATGGAACTGGCTATTCGGCCGGAACCTCGGCGTGTCTGTCGCGGGGACCGACTGGGTGCTGCTCACGGACATCGACCACGTGCTGCCGGTCGAGACCTGCCAGTCGCTGATGACCGCCGATCTCGACGAGGCGAACGTCTACCGTCTGTCGAGAGTCGACGCGCCACGTCCCAGCCCCTTCGCCCTGGCCGAGTGCGCGCCCTACAAGCCGCATCCGAACACGTGGCTGATGACGCGGAACATGTTCGATCGGATCGGCGGCTACGACGAGCGCCTGTCCGGGTGCTACGGGACCGACGGGGAGTTCCGCGATCGCGTCAACAAGGCGTCGAAGGCAGTGGTGATGCGCACCGAGGTCATGATCCGCTACCCCCGCGAGATCATCGCCGATGCATCGACCGTGGGCCTGACCAGAAAGAACGATCCGGTCAACGACGAGGAACTGCGCCGCCGGCGCGAGGCGCGGGCGCTCGAGCGGAACTGGCGCCCGAAGCGCCTGACCTTCCCCTGGGAGCAACTCGTATGACGCCCCTCTCCGTGGTCACCTGGAAGTGGCACACGCCGGGCTACCGGTCGGTCTTCGGACCTGGCACAGTCAATACGTTGCGGCGGATGGTGGCGCGGCACTATCCGGACCCGCATCGCTTCATCTGCGTGACGGATGACGCGACGGGCCTCGACCCGGAGATCGAGGTGGTGCCGGCGTGGAACGACTACGCGAGCGTGCCGTCTCCGCAAGGGGCCAGAAACCCGAGTTGCTACCGGCGCTTGCGCGCCTTCGATCCAGAGATCGGCAGCGTCTTCGGCCCGCGGTTCGTCTCCATTGACCTGGACGTGGTCATCACGGCAGACCTCCGCCCGCTCTGGCAGCGCCCCGAGGACTTCGTCATCTGGGGGGACACGAACCCTCGGACGTTCTACAACGGGTCGATGCTGCTCATGAACGCCGGCGCCAGGCCGAAGGTCTGGACCGACTTCGACGCGCGGCGGTCACCCGTCCTCTCGCGTGCCGCCGGACACTTCGGGTCCGACCAGGGCTGGATCAGTTACTGCCTCGGGCCTGGGGAAACCAAGTGGTCACGCAGCGACGGCGTGATCTCCTTCCGCAACGATGTGCAACCACGCGGGTATAATGTGGCCCTGCCCAGAGGGGCCCGTGTCGTGGTCTTCCACGGCTCCATGGATCCGTGGAGCCCGATCGCGCAACGCAACTACGGGTGGATTCGGGAGCACTACCAATGAGTCTCGTCATCTCGGACACCGCCTGGGATGCAGGCGTCACGTGGTTCCTGACCCAGGCCGCCGCCGATGGCCCGGACTACGACACAGACCCGTTGGCGCTCGACTTCATCCTCGAGCATCATCTGCGCTCTGCGCATCCTGAAGCCGAGATGATCTATGTCGATCATCTGCGACGGGTCTCACTGCAGGAGGCTGAGCGCATCACCGAGCGGGCCCTCTTGCCGCAGTGGTTCGAACTCGTGCTCGATCGGTTTCCCGTGGGCCCGATTGTGCTGCCCAGGCCGCCCCTGATTCAGGTAACGTCGATCACCTACGTGGACGACTCCGGCGCGACGATCGTGCTGTCGGGCAGTCCCGAGCCATTCGTCGTCGAGCTACCCGAAGGCACGCGGTCATGCCGGGCCCGCGTTTCGCCGCTGGGTGGCACGACGTGGCCGTCGATCGGAGCGCCCGCCCCGAATGCCGTGCGCGTGCGTTTTCAGGCCGGTTATCCTGGCGGCGCCTTTCCTGACGAGATCAATCAAGGACGGCTCGCCGCGATCGCCGAGATGCACAAGCAGCGATCGGAGTCCGTGCACATTTCGCAAAGCGCCGCGATGCGCGTGTCGAACCGCTACTACAAGGCCTACAAAGTCTACGGGAACTGACGCATGGCCAGACGCATTCGCACCAACGGTTCGGCCATCCCCATGGAAGCGGGGGAGCGGACCTGCCGCGTCGTGGTGCAGCGATCCGTGGCGGCGCGCGGCGCGACGAAGGCACCGGTCGACACGTGGGTCACCCACACCACCACCTGGATGCGGCGCACCGCGATCGACCCGATTCGGGCCGACTACGGTGAGAAGTTCATCAACCATCAGGTCGTGGCCCAACCGCAGAGCGTGTGGGAGATGGGCTATCGCGAGGACATGGACCCCACGATCTACGACGTCGCGAAGACCTACCGGTTGCTCTATCAGGGCCGCCCCTACAACATCGTGGCGGCCGACGTCATTGGCCAGCGTGAGGGGATCGAGTTCGTCGCGGTCACGAACGGGTTGAAGCCATGATCCAGTTCCGCGTCCAAGGCGGCAAGGAGTTGGCGGCGGAACTCGCCAAGCTGCCGGCCCGCGTCTCGCGTCGGATTCAGCTGGACGCCCTCTACGCCGGCGCCGCGAAGGTCCAGGCGGCGGCGTCCGCGATGGCCCCGGTCGACCCGACCTCGGACAAGCATCTGCGAGACTACATCCTCGTGCGCCCGGCGCGCGACGAGACCAAGGCGACCGCGGTCGCGGTCGGGCCCATGAAGGGCGGCGCGTTCTACGGGTCGTTCCAAGAATGGGGCACGGTCAATCACGCCGCGCAGCCGTATCTCCGTCCGGCGTTCGATGAGACGGTGCAACTCGTGATCGGCACGGTGACGGGCTACATCGTGGCGGCGCTCATCATCCGCGGCGGCGCGACGTCGCGCTCGAGCGGCGGCGGGATTGGCGAGAACCTGTAAGAGGGCGAGTTCGGGTTGCATCCGACGTTCTACGGCGGCGGTCCTGGCGGCGGAGGCCTGACGTGAGCGCCCTCCCGCTGCAGGTCGGCATCATCGAGTTGCTCGAGTCCATGGCGCCGGTGACGGCGCTCGTGGGCACGCGCATCTTCAGCAATCGGCTGCCGATGTCCGGCGTCCTACCGGCCATTCGCGTGCAGGTCATCGACGGGTATCAGGACGCCCATCTGCGGGGCGTCAACGCCCTCTGCAAGTCGCGCGTGCAAATTGACTGCGTGTCTGGGGAAGCCTTCACCAGCGATCCCGACGGCGAAGCCGACGCGTTGGCCGAGGCCGTGCACGGACCTGGAGATGGCACCGGGCTGGCGGGGTTCCAGGGGGTGACACCGGGCTCGCCGTCGCTCGCGATCACTGCTATCCTGCCTCTCAACAAACGCGTGAACTACTACGCCGACGAGGTTCGGCAAGTCATCGTCATGCGAGACTATTACGTGTGGTGGAGAACGACGTGACCTAACCAAGCTCGAAGGATGTCGTCTAGGGGGCACCCGAAACCGCGCCAGGCCGGCGCATGACGACATCGCACAGAGGCCGTGGAGACGCAGGCCGCTCCGCTGATCACGCTCAACGCGTGGCAGTGGAGCGGCCTGTCGTCTTTCCGGCATTTCATCAACGACCGCCAGCAGGCACCTAAGGGAGAAACGGCACTATGTCCGACGTCACTAACACGTTCTACGCCAACGACACCGACATCGGGTATGGCTCGCAACTGCTCGTTGGGCAGGATGACGGCTCCCCCGAGACATTCATCGCCGTGAAGGGCGTCGTGGAGATCAAGCTCGGCAAGCTGACCGCCGAGAAGATCAAGCGCACGCACTTGCGGTCGCTGAACCGCGCCCACGAGTACACCACGGGCCTCGCCGACTACGACGCGATCTCGCTGCGCGTCAACTGGGATCCGAACCACGGGTCGCAGAGTTCGGCCGGCCTCACGGATGGCTTCACCGGCCCCGGCTTGCTGGGGCTGCAGATCAGCCAGGCCACGCGCAACTTCAAGGCGGTCATCCCGATCAACGGCTCGCCGTTCAACTGGCCGTTCTCGGGCAAGGTCATGTCCTTCGACCCGCCCACCATCAACAACGACTCGCTGCTCGAAGCGACGTTCGAGATCCAGCCGGTCAGCGACTACCGGTCGTCCCTGCCGTAAGGGCATGGCGCAACAGTAACGTCATGGCCAACATAGACAAAGGGGAGTTCCCGCTGACGATCGGCGGGGACTCCTACACCTTCGTGTTCAACACGGCCGCGATGATGGCGGCTGAAGCCAAGGCCTCAACGCCGCAGAAGGAAGTCACGTGGGACGACATCCTGGCGAGCTTGAGCAAGGGCAGCGCCAAGACCTTCGTGGTGTTCTTCTGGGCCGGCCTGCAGAAGTATCACCCGACGCTGACGATCGAACGGGTGATCGACCTGATTGACGTGGCTGGCGGCCCCAGTGGGCTCTTCGCCCTGGTGCAGCAGGCGCAGCAGTCCGCGACTCCTGACCCCGAGGACGTCAAGGAACTCCGCCCTCACAAGGCTCAGGCAAAGAAAAAGCGTTCTCGTGGCGCTCGTTTTACCTAGACGCCAGAGCGATCGGCCTGAGCCGTGAGCAGTTCTACGACAGCACGATTCGAGAGATCGTGCGTGAGTTCGTCGTCGCGAAGCGTCAGAACGCGGCGCGCCACGACCGGGACATGACCCTCGCGTGGCAGATCGCCAACTTGAACTGCGCGACCAAGACGAAGAAAGGGCTGCCGAAATTGGAGAGTCTGCTCAGCACGGCAACACGTGGCACGAAGAAGCAGCATCCACTCGAGCAGATCGCCCAGTGGCAGATCATCGCTGCGCGTTTCGGCGGCCAGTTCACGCCGCTTGATCCGAAGACGGTGATCCGTGGCTAGCGCCGGTGTCGTCGGTCTGCTCCGTATCCTGCTGCTGCTGGATACGGGGCAGTTCGAGTCAGGGGTCGGCAAGGCGAAGAACCTGGCCGTCGATCTCGAGAAGAGTTACGCGAAGCTGGGAGACCAGTTCCGCATCATCGGCGGGACGATGACCGCCGGCCTGACGGTGCCCATCGTCGCATTCGGCGCGGCGGTCCTGAAGGCCTCGGCCGACTTCGAGTTCGGCTTCGCCAACATCAAGAAGACGGTGGGCCAGGTCGGCGGGTCCGTCCAAGCCTCAACGGTCTACTACAAGGAACTCGAGCAGTTCATCCGATCGACCGCGAAGTCGATGCCGCAGACCACCGAAGAGTTGTCGCGCATCGCCGCGCTCGGCGGCCAGTTCGGGATCTCTGCGGAAGGCCTGCAGTCGTTCACCAAGACGATCGCGACCCTCGACATCGCCGTGTCGGATCTGTCCGGCGAAGAGGCGGCCAAGGGCCTGGCCCAGTTGCGGAACATCGCCCACTCGAGCGAGGCCGACATCTCACGGATGGCCGCCGCGCTCGTCACGCTGGGCAACAACGGCGCCTCGACCGAAGGCGACATTCTGGAACTGTCGAAGCGCATCGCGGGTGCCGGCATCAACGCCGGACTCACCGTGCCGCAGATCATGGGTCTGTCGGCCGCCGTGGCCAACGTCGGCATCAACGTGGAAGCCGGCGGCACGGCGGTGAGCCGCACGCTGAACCAGATGTCGGCCGCCGTCGCGACTGGCGGGAGCAAGCTGGAGGCGTTCGCGAAGATCGCCGGCATGAGCGTCGACGACTTCTCGAACGCGTTCAAGACCAAGCCGGTGGCGGCCGTGCAGGCGTTCCTGGAGGGCTTGTCGCGGAGCCGTGACGCCGGCGAGAACATGACCCTCATTCTGAAGGACATGGGCGCCGAGGGCGTGCGCCAGGCCGACGTCTTGAACCGCCTGTCGCTCGGCGTCGGCGACGTCAAGAACCAGTTGGACCTCGCGGGCGCGTCGTATCAGGAGAACGAAGCCCACAACGTGGCCGCGGCAGAGAAGATGAAGACCTTCTGGAATGAATTGAAGGTGCTGCGCGGTCAGATCAAGGACGTGGCGATCGAACTCGGCGCCTCGCTGATGCCGGTGCTCAAGGACATGATCCAGGTCGCCACGCCGATCGTGAAGTGGATCGGCGACATGGCGACTGGCTTCAACGCCCTACCCGAACCTGTGCGGATGTCTGCGCTGGCGATCTTGGGGATCGTCGCCGCGCTGGGCCCCGTCATCTCCGTCGCTGGGTATGCCTACAGGGCCATGTCGGCGTTCGTGGGAATCTTCAAGGCGGGCGGTTTCATCAGCCAAGCGCCTGGGATGATCTCAGCGATCGGGACGGCCTTCGCGACGGCCGCGCCGTACATCGGCGCATTCGCGGTTGCCGGCGTGGCGCTCTACGCGACCTATCGCGCGGGCTCCGAGATCTGGGGCCTCTACACGGACCGCGCCGAACAGGCGAAGCTCGCGACCGCCCAGAACGTGTCGCACCAGCGTGTGCTCGCCGACGCGTCGAAGGTGGCCGGCCGCGAGATCACGAACCTCGCCGAAGGGCTCGCCATCCTGCGCGAGAAGGCGGCCAAGAGTCTGCTTGAGAATCAGAAGCTGGCGGTCTCACATCAGCAGGCGGGGCAGCACGCCCAGATGCAGGCCTCGCATACGAAGACGCTGACCGATGCCCTCGCGGCCAACAAGGCGCTCGTGGCTTCGCTCTCGAAAGAACAGATCGCCAACATCGCCGCCGGCAAGACCATGGGTCTCTCGACGAAAGAGATCACCAACAAGCTGAACGAGTTGTACCCAGGCCTCCGCATGACGGAGGAGGCCACGAAACTCGTGACCGACAGCATGGAGAAGCACGGCAAGACCGCGCAGGAGGTCGCCGAGGGCCCGCTCAAGAAGTTCAAGAACCGCGTCATCGAACTTGAAGCCCAGATGGCGTCTGCCTCGAAGGAAGGCCCCAAAGCCTACAAGGTCGCGATCGAGGAACTGGGCGATCAGTTAGTGGATGCGGATGCGAAGGCCAAGATCTTCGGTGTGACGCTGAGCAAGGAACTGGTCGCCGCGATCCAGGCGGCCCAGGCGAAAGCGCGTGACGCGTGGGCGCACGGCATCGTCGACAAGGAGATGGCGACCGGCGGCGTAGACATCAAGATGGGCGGCGCCAACATCGACGCGACCGAGCGCGATCTCAAGACGCAGCAGGACGCCCAGAAGTCACTGTTGAAGTC